CCGATGAGACACCAGCGTTTAATCCATACAAATCCATTTATGATATTATCAATATAAAAAAAATAAACTTATTTTAATTATTTATTCTTTCTTGATATCTAGTTCTTTCTCGAAGTTATGAAACATGCGAGGAGGATTTGATAATTTCATATATGCGAAATCATATTTATTTGGAGTTGCTTCTTTGTAGAGTTTCATCCAGTTATCGGGTCCAGAGTATTGATCTCCAAATTCTTCTGCCACAGCACTAAGATCACGCATATTTGGGAATGGAGATCCAACAATGATATCAGTGACATTTGCCCGCAGAACAGGATCTAATGCTCCCCTGAACTTTTGAGAGGATACGGCTAATAGTTTAATATTGTAATGACGAGAGCGAGTTGCTAAATTGGCTATTTCTTTATCCATTATCCCAACACAATCATCAAGGAAGATTGCTATCTCGGGGCGATCTTCATCACTGAATTCCATTTGCGTCTCAAGAATACCTTTAATAATATCAGGATGATATTGATCGAAACAAACAAACTTCTTTTTCAAGAATCTTGAACTTCTATCAAGATTAATAGTTGGTGAAATAATATATACTTCATCAAAAAAAGATGGACCATAAAACTTATCATTTAGAAATAAATTACTTGCGATGGTTGACTTGCCGGTTTGTCTCGGACTCAATAGGAGAAGACAGGACCCTTTGCCCTTTTGACCAACACCGACTTCAGGTAAATAGGGATGATGCTTTTTTGGCTTGTCGTCATGCTCTTCTTTAATAGGTAGAACTTTTGGTGCGCTCATTTATATATATATACAAATATATTTTATTTTAAATAATTAATTAATTTAAGATTAGTAACAAATTCCATCAAAGGGATTGTATGGTTTTTGAACCGGAGCAACCGCTCGCCTTAATGTCTCTCGAACCATATCCTCTTCTTTATCGCGGGCCTCTTGTTCGCGTTTTTCTTTTTTCCTTTGTTTGCGGATTAATTCATATTTAGTAATCCCTTCAAGAACCGCTCTTTCTACATCAACCCCCGAGGATTCTTTTTTAATCGGCGCAGCAGGCGGTGGCGCAACAGGCTCGCCCTCTTCTACTTCTTCTTTGAGTTTTTTCAACTTTTTCACTCTTTGTTTCTTTAGTAGTTCTTTCTCCTGTTTTTCTATTTCCAGGGTCTCTTTTTTATCTGCAGCCTTCTTCTGCCTTACAGCCATAGCCTTGACACGAGCCGATTTGAGCTTTTCCTTATGCTCCTCAGATAGTGGTGGACGCTTCTTAAAAGGTTTGCCCTTTTTGGTAAGGCGGACCGGTGGTTCTTCGCCCTGAAAGATATCTCCCATGGTCAACTCAGCCTCAGCGATCCTTAGAGGCACAATCTTCTCAGATTCGTCATACATAATCACTGGATCTTCGTCTTGGTGTTCTTCTTGGTCTGGAGCCACTTCAGCAACGTCCGTAATCCCCTCGGGAGGCTCGTGATGTTCGTCCTCATCACTGCTTTGATCGTGGTCTTCTTGTTCTGGGTCAGGAGGGACTAAATCCATTTTTACTTCGGGAATGAAATTCATTATAATCAATCTTAGATAATAATTTTTAACTTGATTTTATTAATAATTTCTATTAAAAGTTATAGAACGCCATTAAATTATTTTCTACACATCAAATTGGCCACCCTAGCATCAACTTTTTACTCCGATTATTTCACTTTTTTTTATTTTGGATCTAGTTTATAAGGTACCCTAGGGTGGCCAATTTAGATATTGTGTTATTTTATTAAAGGTTTTAAGGAAGATAAAAAGAAACCACGGCTCCGCTCCGCCCTCTCTCCAATGATACAAAAAAAAAACACAGTGAAGGCTGCGGAAATATTAAGGCTGCGGAAATATTAAGTTTAATACTTAAAAATTATTTTCTATTACAAAGTATAAATGAAAATTCAAGGACATCCAGATTATTTAATATTTAGAAACGGTGCTATTCTAGATATCGTAAAAAAGAAGTTTATAAAGACCAATATTGGTTCTCATGAGTATTTGGCCGTCCATCTTCGGCATCGCAAGGGGGAGTCGGGAAATGATCGCAACGGACGATCGACTTATTTAATCCACAGACTATTAGCCATTCATTTTATAGCAAATAAGGATTCAAAGAAATATGTAGATCATATTGATAGAAATCGCCTAAATAATAGTCTGTACAATTTAAGGTGGGTAACAGCGAAAGAGAATAACATGAATAAGGGAATGTATAAAAATAATAAATCAGGATACCGCAACGTTTATCTATGTAAGCGCAGCAATGGTTTTCGGTATCTTGGTAAGAATTACAAAAGTATTGAAGAAATAGTGGAAAAGTTCAGCCTTGTTAAAGAAGTTTAAGAAAAAAACCAGCCTTCAGTTTTTGGTTTGTTAGGTTGTAAAAGGCTTTGTTTAATGAACTCCAAATCAGCTTTGATACAGACGATATCAACATTGAGTTTTTCTAATTTTGTTTTTATAGCGTAAAGCGATTCATTCGCCTTATCTATTGGTTTTTGAGAATAATCTTCTTTCGCGACCACGTCCATATAATATTAAAAGATTATATTTTTACAGAATAAAAAAAAAGTAACATATATATAAATATGGAAACATTAAAGACACCGCGAGCAATGCCCGATAATATCGATGATTGGTCTCACGAAATAGAAGAACTCCTGGCCGAATGGGGAGAGGTAGCCCTTTGCTATCAGTATTTACATAGTTATTCACAGAGAAAATACAAACAAAAATATCATAATTTACAAATCCCAATTATTGTACTCTCCACACTGACTGGCGTTGGAAACTTTGCCGTTGATAGTTATATCCCAACCGACTATAAGAAGGGTTTTACGGCTATCGTTGGTGGTTTTAATATCTTCTGCGGGATACTTGGAACCCTTTTATCCTTCTTGAGATATAGTGAAATATTTGAAGGGCATAGGATCTCTGCATTAGCCTGGTCTAAACTTGGAAGAAATATTCAAATAGAATTAAGTCTTCACGATAAAAAGAGAAAGCCCTGTCGAGACTTCTTGAAAATATGTAGAGCAGAATATGATAATTTATTGGAGAGTTCACCTACTATTGATCTTGATATCATTGGAATGTTCAACAAAAAGTTTGATGATAAATATCCAGAGGTCTCTAAGCCCATTGTTTGCAATGGGCTCAAATCCATTATACCCTATAAGGATGATCCTCCCCTCTCACAGGACAAAGAAGAACCCGAACCCGAAGATCATCCGGTTTTCTCGGGCTCACTCCAAGTAGAACCCGAACCCGAACCCGAACCCGAACCCGAACTATTGATTCCCGAACTTCAGTAATTTATTTAAGTTTAAACATTTTTTTATACTTCTTAATATTAATAATCAATGAAGACGAATCACCCCAAAGCAGATATCGAGAAAGTGCGCCAGGAGACATATAATCGTTCCAATTCTCGCGCTTTCTATGACGCGCTATGTATTGCTTTCTTTTGGTCTTGTCTGAATGGTCTAAATATGTTTGACTACCTTTTGAACCGAAGTTCACAACTTTTAGATATTGTCTCTTGCCGTCTATTTTCTTATAAAAAGACGCCTTAAGTTTTTTGTCCTTCCTAGAAGATTCACTGATTTCCATGTAGATAGGCATTTATATAAGAAAACATTTTAATCTATTTCTTATAGAAATCATTTAAAAAAATTATCTCTATATGTATATATAGAGATAATGAATCAAAACAAGGACGAAGAGATAAATAAGCTCAAGCAGGATAACAAATACCTAATTGATCTTATCAATCATTGTGGCGAAAAACTATACAATTCTTATATGGGTGATAAACCAGACTTCCCATATGAACCCTCCACATATGAACGAATTTATTGTAAAAATTTTGAAAATATTGTGAATCTTGTAGATAAAACGGTTCAACATATAGATCAGCATTACGGAAAATAAACATTTTATTTTATTATTATTTAAAAAATAATTTCTATTTATACATATAGACAATGTCTCAAACATTAACAACTGAACAGATTGAAAAAATCCTAAACACTTATAAAGCAAAGAAGGAGCGTGAGCATAATTACTATCACTCGGTAAAAAAGACAGATGCGGAGTTTGTTGCTCAAAATAGGGAGAGGGCCCGGGCTCATTACAATAACAATAAAGATATCAAAAAGATCAAATATGAATCTGATAAGGAATATCTCAAATGTAAATCATTACATAACTACTATAAAAAACGCGATCTGATTACCAAGTTCGAGGAAAAACACCCGGAGAAAGTTCATCTATTGAAAACTCGGGGAGTTTATTAAATTTTTAGATTTAAATTTATTTTATATACAATTAATAAATGGGGGATTACACGGATATCCAACTTATTAATTGTAATCGCGGGGGTTCTGTTGAGGGGCGGAGTCGTAATGATTCCAATCCAGCTGTTTGGAAG